TGTGATTTTTTTGATGCGACACATTAAACACTGATTATAGATTTCGACGCACACACCATGTGCATCGTATTCAGTGAAGTTTTTTTGACAATCCGGACATTGAATTTGCATTGTAGCTCCTAGGCAAATAAATCGGCCAAACTGGCCTGTGCTGAGGTATTCCAACCCAGCCCTTGAATGATACCATTCAGCGGTTCAATAAAACTCTTATCCCACATTATATCATAGTCTACGTATTTTGTCAATTGTAATTCTGTGGGCCAGGCACCGACAAATCCAACACAGTTTTCCTTGATTGGATTTGGTTCTTTTAAATACAAAAATCGAATTTTTTCTCCTTCTTGAATCATGGGATATCGATCCATCAATTTCTTTTCTCGCACATGATGATTATACAACAAGGCAGCGCGCACGTGCATGGGAGTCCGCTCAGCATAAATCGATGTTGTGCTGGTGTACTTGCCCAGATTGTTTACTCCCCGGGGAAACGCAATTTCTGCAGGCGAAAGTTTAAGATAATCGGTTTTCGCGGTCTTAATGAAATCCTGTAGGGCCGCTTCATCTTTTGTGATCGCAACCTTAACCGCATCCTTGAGAGTCTTACGAATAGCTTCCGGTGTCGACGAGCGGACGATTTCAAGGCCCATAACTTTGAGCTTCGGCTCAGCATACTGCACTCCTTCGTTGTTAAACACATTCAAGGCATAGCGTTTCTTGGCCACCCAGATGCCCCGCGTGGCTATGGCTTCGCGTTTGAACCAAATTTTATTGTCATAGGCATTGGTGTACTCTGACATCAAACCACAGGCACGGTTGATGGCCGGCGTGATCTTTTCTTCGCATATCTTATCCAGGATCACCACAATCTCTTCGGGCGTCTTGTCGGCATAATACTTCTTCACCAGATGGTCCAGCGTGATGTAGCAGCTATCAGTGTCGGAATAAAAACTGTACACCACATCCTTGGTGCCACAGATTTTATTTAGATAGGCATCCAGAGCTCGACCCACGGTGCGAATAATATACTGTCCAGTCATGGTGATGCCTTCGGCAATGCGATCATCGAAGTAACGGAAGTAATAGTTGGCCCAGGCACCATACAGACTGTTGAGCTGAATCTTGCGAGCCATCTGAAAATTATTGTATTTGCTGATGTCGTTCTGATGGCGAGCATCCTTGGTGTCCTCATACTTCTTCTGTGCAGCAATCATCAGCTTTTTATAGTCCTGTCGATCCTTGAACAGCTTGGCCACAATCTCTGGAAACAATCCCAGTCGATCCTTGCGGAAATAATAGCCATTGGCACTCATGGCCAGATCTTTTTCCATGAGCTCATCGGTGTTGATGCTACGGTCCAACAGTTGATCCACCTTGGCTGACATGACATCGGAATAACCTATGGGTTCAGCCAAGGCATGATGTTCACTCATCAAAGTTTCCGGACTCATGTTGTACTGCATGATGATGCTGGGATACAGCGATGTGGCATCAAAGCTCACCACCCAATCATATTGACCCGGCACGGGATCCTGTACATAGGCACCCACAATGCTGCGATCCGGACGACTCTTATCGCGCGGATGCACTACAATGTTCTGATCCCAGAGATGATTGTACAGGATGCAGTCCCAGATGCGCACTGCGCTGAACACATCTGAAAAATTGCACTTGGCATCATAGGCCATGGTCAGCGCCAGCTCAATGAGCTTCATTTTATCTTCCAGCTGACTGACTCGTTCCACATCTACTCGGTTATACTCAACAAACAGATCCCAGTCCTTGGTGTAGAAGTCCTTGAAGGTTGTGTGTGGGTTCTCCAGTTTACCCACACCGAGCTCCACCTTGCAGATATAATCCAGCTTGTAGCTTTCCTGTGCATTGTAGGTAAACTTTTTATACAGGTCCAGATAGTCCAGTTGATTCACGCCGGCAATTTCATAGGTCACCAGCACCTTGTCGTTCATTTTAATTTCTCTGGGTCGCACTGAGCGCCAGGGGCTCAATTGCTTGACTGCATCTTCACCTAGAACACGGCGGATGCGATGCACCAGATAAGGAACATCAAACAACCCAATATTCCAACCAGTGATAACATCTGGACAACGATGTACCCAATCAGCAATAAATCGTCGGAGCATAGCATCCTCAGATTGGAAATCTCGGATGCTATACGTTGTAATATCTTTGGTGACATAGTCTTGTACGCTGATCAGCAGTATGCGTTCGTTGGCAGTGGCAATGTCGGGAAACCCCGACTCGGTTTCGGTTTCGATGTCGATGCTGGCAATGTAGATCTGTGACATATCAAAATCGATCTGACCAGCATAGTTTTCTGTGATGTATTGATACTGCCAGTTGGTGTTGCCATGAATACGCATGTTGCTCACACCATCATAGTTCTTGATGAATTCACGAGCTTCACCCACATCAGCAAACTGCATGGATTCCAGGGCCTCGCCGAAGATGCTGTGATATACTGCATCACCGGAGCGAGTCTTGGGCAGGAACAATCGGGGCTGAAACTGTGCTTTGGTTTCGAATCTGCGACCGTTGTTTACGCCCCTGACGCAGATGCTGTTGCCGATTTGTGCTACATTGGTATAAAACTTCATCGATGCTCCAGTGTCGGTTATCTATATTATAAATACTATGGGGTGCGATGTCAAGTATATATTCGCAGCCGTGATATGTCAATAACTAAATTAAAAACGACATTGATCGAACCAAATGGATCCAGTAACACTGTTTGCTCTCGCCAACGGCGCGGTCAAACTGGTTAAAGAAGGCTGTAAACTCTACAAGGATATCAAGGGTGCAGCCGGCGACGTTAAAGATGTACTCAAGGACTTAGATGATCAGTTCCATACTAGGTTTCGTGATCGGGCGCCCTCGACTGCGGAAAAGAACCAGTATATACAAGAAAAGAATCGCATCATTGAGCTCAACAAGCGCGATGGTGAGACCACCAATATCTATCAGGACATAGGCAATCACCTAGGTACATATTTTGACAATTATCACAAGTGTTTTGCCATCTTTGAAGAAGAAGAACGTCGCAGCAAAAACGAAGTCTATGTTGGCGATGATAGTCTGGGTAAAAGAGCACTGCAACGAGTGTTGATGATCAAACAGTTGGAACACATGGCCACCGAGCTGCGTGAAATCATGGTGTACCAGAGTCCACCAGAATTGGGCGCACTTTGGACCGAAGTCAGCGAAATGATGCTGGTCATGGGCAAGGAACAAAAAGTGGCCATGACCCGCCAGATGCGTCGCGATGCCGAACAAAGAAAAATAGCGGCCCGCAGAAGAAAACGCATCATGTATCGGGCTTTGTGCTGGGGCTCAATTACCATTTTCATAGCGGCTGTTACATTGATTTTTACTCTAGTGATTGATTATAGAATTGACCGGTATCCGGAATTTGGTAATTGCATACCACCCAAGGGCAGCTGGTTGTACAAGAAATGGACCAATTTAGTCTGGTCTGAATGTCAATAACTCAAGGAGTAATTATGTGGTGGCAAATACCAGTAGATGTACCCAACATCAAAACCTGTTCAGAAAAACAGCAGAAATTTTTCTGTGAATTTGTGGACATTAAACGCAACGGCTGGAGACACTACAGTACTGCGCTCAATGAACTAACCTATGATTTTTATCGGCCTCTGATGAAACGTCTGGACCAGCAGGTCGAAGACTTTGCGGAGAATCTAAAAACTGCAATTAGGACACCCATTCTATGAAATACCTAGTATTACTGCTGGTCTTGGCTGGCTGTGATCAATACTATCGTTATCCCTGTCAAGATCCAAATAATTGGAACACACCGCAGTGCAAGCCTCCGGTCTGTGAAGTAAACCGAGATTGCCCCCATTTAATTTTTGATAAGGATGCTGTAAATGGCAAAAGCAAAAACAACTAAGCCCGGAGAACGCTATACGGAGCAGGAGCTCATGGTGCGTCTCAAGGTATTCATCGGCACCTGTCTGGCCACTACTTTGATTGGCATCATATTTGTGGTGTTGTACAGCATTATTTTTGTGACTCAACCCCTGGATGCCATCAGTCCCATAGACAGCAAATTCTTTGAACTGATTATTCCAGTGGCCACGTTTCTATGTGGTACATTGAGCGGCATCATGTTGGCTGGTACTGGTCGCGAAGCTGCCATGGCTGGTGCAGAAATGCAACGACAGGCACAGGAAGATGCTGCCAGTGAAAACTACGGCCCTGAACCTGAAGAAGAAGTTCGATCATAATCCGTGGACGGTCAGCGTCCACTAACCTGGAGTAATCATGCGTAATTTATTTTTAACTCTGTTGTTGGTGCCGACGCTGGTCTGGTCTGCAAATTTTAAATACGACAAGACCATAGTCTGCGGTGACCGTCAGGAAATTATTGCGGATCTGCGAGGCGACAAATACACGGAAACTCCGCTGTGGATGGGACTGGATGCCAACGACGACAGCGAATATGTAATGATGGTAAACCATCGCACCGGCACTTGGAGCATTCTACAGATGAATGCCACGGTGGCCTGTGTGCTGGGTGTGGGCACCAGCATCAAACTCATGCTTAATAATCTCGGCAATCCTACCTAAACGCTGGACCACCCATCCAAAGTACCGCAGATCTCCGGTGACCTCGAGTCACCGGAGTTACTCGGTGCAGCACATATGATGGAAAAAACCAGGCTCGACCCCTGCGTGGGGGTGCTGCGATCGCTTGGTCGTCATGCACTTTAAATTCCAAAGCACCACCGTCAAATTCCGTGGGATCGCTCAATAACAAAGCCATGCTGAGTTTTCGTGGCACGTTAATATCATCGGGATTGGCATCAGTGTGCCAATTATAGTGGCCATGATCCGATGCATGATATACGCCGAGCTGCAATGGTTCGTAACAACCAGTTAAATCGTAATGAAAGTATTCGGCATTCACAGTTGCGGCTGCCGAAATTATTTTATTCCAAATAGATTCATACTGCGACTCCAATCCCACCCAAGCCACTGAACTACGACGAACATCACCATCTTGCCTGATGTCAGAATTAACACCCACCTCTGCAGGAATAGTTTGCAACCACTGAGGAGCAGCCAGCAGACGGTTGATGTCATCATCGGTTAAAAAATCATCTACATGAACCACAGTTCTGCGATTGGCAAAATTTCTTGGTGGAATTTCTATAATCATTGGCTGAATAATTTTTTCACTTGTTGATAATTTTTAACCCAGCGACTTTCTTGCAGTCGATTAAAAACGTCGAAGCCATCACTGGGTTGCGCTGTTCTGCACGTCATTTCTGGTTGATCTTTGGGAACTAAAACATATTGAGCCAAGGGTGTGCCAGCTTTGATCAATGTTTTACCTTCCAGTACATGCCAAAGTAGTTGAACATTCATCTGCGCCGGACCGTGTTCGCGCATAAAATATCCTGGCACTGTAGAAAATCTCGATTCATCGTTCAATGCCACTGGCATTTCCATTAAATAATAGCCTTTGGGTATTATGCATCGCCATCCAGTATGAATTTTTACTATGGTACGCAGAGTATGCTGAGGCCAATGATCAAAATAATCGCTGAGTTGTTCCGGTGGGTGAAATCCCACCGGATCTCCGCCGGCACAACTCGGAGATCTCCAGTTAAAGGTATGACCATCACCCGTAGTTTCAATTTCTATGTCCTGCCAATTTCTTAAAATCCAACCGTGTCGCTGAAGACTGAATATTCCTGGACAGCGTGCGGTATGAACTACGCGATTGTGTTGCCAATGCGGTGTTTGACGAAACTCGGCAAAGTTCTGCACGACTCGATTAACCCATGGCTGTCGGTGATCACGTGCCAATATCAACGGCATTAATTCTGCTACACCGGGAATTTCATTGATGAATTCAATCGCCGGCGTTTTCTTTTTCCACATTATTTGTTCTCCATTGCCAAGGTGCGAACTCTATCATAAAAACCTGGTTGTGTTCTACCGTCGCCAGCACAGGCGGCATGCGCGCCAGTGGCTCGTACAAAATGTAGAAATAATTGACCGCTGTAGTAATCTCTGGGCCCAGCACAAACTTCGCGCCAATGTTCAATTTCGCAGCCTGGATATACAATGGCATCGCCTTCGGCTAAATCAAATCTTTGACCACCCATGTAGATGGGCCAGCTGTAGTGATGACTTCTGCCGAGCTGCAGGGTTACACTGACCTCACATGCCGGCCTATCAAAGTGTGGCTCTAGAACATCGCCGTTGGTGTAGAGTCGAGCATAGGCATAGGTCGGCAACAAGGGTTCACCGACCGTAGATTCCAGCAAGGGCCAGAATCTTTCCTGCAGAGTTTCAAAGGCCAGATTGCCGCCCATGAAGGTGGCAGTTGGTAACTGAGGATCCAAACTACAGGGATTAACGCTGCGATTTCTCAGCAGCAGATGAGTAAAGAAATGACAAAATTCCAGAGGTAATAGACCCGGCATCAACTTAATCATGATCAAACCTTAAAAATAGGCAGCTACTTCCTCAAATGCTGCATCAAAATATACTGTAATTAATTGGCGTGGCTTTAAAGTAACTGGTTCGTAGATCTGCATTCCTGGTCTACCATCGCCAGCCAGGCTCACTGAGTGCGGCTGCAGTGTATTTAATAACCAAACATCGCCGGGCTCAGCCTGAAAACTTTCTGCAAACATCAACATTCCAGGATCTACGTTTAGATATCCGTTGCCATTGTCACGGGTCCAGGCATCGTCACGTACCAGTGGGCCTTCCCAGAAACTAGTAACTTCGTTGTTGGTTTTTTGATAAAAATTCATCACACATTGATCCGTGAGATGTACATGTGGTGCCAATAATCGAATTTCTGTGAGATTCACACCTTTGATTTTATTGTGTAAATCTAAAGGCAGTAAGTTGCATATAGCTTCAATTTGTTTTTGTGGAACATATCTTCGAATCAAACGTTCTTGTTGATATTCACCAACACCTAAACCATGTCGACCAACAACCGGATGTCTATTAAAATTATCAACCACAAGGTCAAATTTAACATCAATTTTTTTAGCATATTTCATGCAAAGAACATTCCATGACAAGTAGTGACTGCTTGCACTAATTGATTACCTGTTTTAATATGTATTTGTGCTGGAGCATCGACATTGGTGCCGTTGGCTGTCAGCGTTCCAGAGCATAGAAATAATTTTGTGCCGATGGGAACAATGGTTTCACTACCACCATCGAGTTGAAATTTTTCTATGTCGGCATCATAGCCATGATTGCTTTCTGGACTATAGCACCAAAGTGTGTAGCCATCATGCATGGTCTGTGACTGATGTCGTGGCGCGGCCCGATGTATTTCTGGCGTAATTAGATCGCCGGTTTGTATTGGAACCACTGATTGTGCGCCAGTTAAATCAATGCCGGTCATTGATCCCGATGTACACAACAATGTAGCCGCACTTGTATCAGTAATAACCACTTCTACTACTTCGCCGTCGGCATAGGTATTGCGAATTAAAATTCTACCAAAACAAGCAAAGGGCTTCTGCATCATATCACCACCTGTGTATTGGCATCAGCATTGGTATCGGGTACGATGTCGGCTATGTTGTATTCAAATTCCTGACCAACCAAGGATAACAGAGCTTGTTGTTCGGCAACGTTGGCCAGCAGAGCTTCTTTGGCTGTCTGATTGCGCGCCAAACCAATGCCGCTGGCTGCCATGTTTTTTTTGATGTCGTCGATGCTGGCTCCGGGCCATTGCGCACCGGGCTGAAATGCGTAGCTTGGATAGGTGGCTGGATCGGTGCTGCTGGTGGTGTCGCTGGCAAACGCCACCAGCAGACTGTGAGTCTCGGGTTCATAGCCCGTAATCTTCATGCGAATTTTGTTCATGATTGCTCCGTTAAATCAATGTACCTATGATTGGGCCTGAAGGCGAACTCACTAGATTAGAAGCTGCCACCGTAACGTCGGGTTGACCTGGTTTAACCAAGGTAACATTAGAGGTTCCTTGTATGGCTCGGCCGGCCAGGCCAGCGGCCTGTGAACTAGCAGTACCCGCAGTACCTATGGGTCCGCCGGCACCACCACCGGCTGCCGATCCTCCACCAGGACCACCGCCAGCGCCGCCGGTCAATAATGTGCCGGCAGTGCCCGGGCTGGCCGGTCCAGGATTCAAACCGGCGCCGCCGCCACCACCGCCGCCGGACGATGGAGAAGGAGCGACTTTACCACTGCCAGGAATCACACCAGGGTTACCGCCGCCACCGCCACCACCACCGCCGATCAACGATCCAGTGTTTATCAATTTTACGGAGCGATCTGCTCGGAGAGCCGTCCCGCCAGGCACTCCGGCACCACCGACCGAACCACCTGTACCGCCCGCACCACGCACAATACCTCGATTGAATATGGTTATGGTGTCCTGTGGACTAATGTTGGCTGGTACGCTGAGTGCAGCTACGGTAGAACCAGTACTACCGATGGTCACCGTAGGCGCAATATTAACAATGATGTCATTGCCCGGCAGATAACCATCTTTGATGACATTCCAAACATCGTAGCTAAGAGTGTTGGTGTTGATGTTTATAGTGAGATTGCGTCGACCATAGAAGGCCTGAAAACTAATGCTTCCATCAGGATTTTTTTTAATTATGGATTGCACATTGGAGTCACTTAAACTAACCTCGCTGCCTGGAAGTCGGTTTAAATTTTCGTTAATGCGGTTAAAAGAAGTCATAGCTTGGATTTAATATTTTGAATTTCCTGATCCAGTTCTTTGATGGCCTCGATTAGCAACGGCACCAGTCGTTCGTAGCGCACTGTCATGTAATTGGCATCCACTGGTGCTGGTGCCACTACTTCGGGCATTACGGCCTGCACCTCCTGCGCACTCACACCAACCTGCGCAACATCAGTATCATAGCCAAGGGCTGCTGCAGTCTCGTTGCCGTGATAGTAAAAACCCGACAATTGTCGCACCTTGTCCAGGGCGTTTTCGATGTTGCCCATGCGAGTTTTCATGCGTTCGTCACTGTAGAACGCAGTGATGTTGTTGGTGCAGCGAATTTCACCAGGAACACCGGTGTCTTGAGTGCCCACACTGAGACTGTTTAAAATTACTACTGGTTCTACGTAGGTGGGTTCGGACTGTGGTTTGACCTGTTGTCGCACCGTGGTGAAGGTTTGATTGATGGACGGAGCATACACCGTCTCAAAATTTTGATTTTGTAGTTGATTGGGCACGATAACTCCTTGCTTGAATACAATATATATCTGAATTATTCTGTGACTTCTCTCCAGGTTTGATCACCCAGCCACTGTATTCGGCAGACATACTCATATTTATCGGGCACGCCCGTAGTCCAATCGTTGGGCCCCGACAGGCTGAGTCGGCTGAGATTGTCTTTGTGGTCCCAAAGCAGCCAGTAGTAACCACCAGGATAGAGCTGCATTTGATAATGTGCAGCATGCACCAGATCAGTGATCCAGAGGCGATGTTTGATGTCGTCGGCCTGCTTCTGCAGCACCTTCACCAACTCCATGATGCGATTGTATTCTTGTTGGGCATTCATGCGCGCAGCATTGATCATTAGATCCTTCTGCTGTTTCACCGGCACTAGCTCAAATTTCGGCGCGCCAACATCCAGAGCATATTCTACGCTGCTTTTCTTCCAGGGATCGTACTCAGTAAGTTTCATGATGTTTGGTCCGACCGGCAGGATTCGAACCCACATCGGTACAAGGTAGAAGCTTGTTGCCTGTCCATTCGGCCACGGTCGGGATTGGTGCGAACAGAGGGACTTGAACCCTCATGACCTGCGTCGGCAGATTTTAAGTCTGCTGTGTATACCGATTCCACCATGCTCGCATAATTCAAGATTTTTTATCCGGTGATTTATTTTCCGAGGGCAAAGGCTGCACGTAGCTAAATATTTTTATGGGATGCCAGTAACGAGTAAACAAACGATTCAATGCTACAGCGGTTGCTGAAATAACCAGGATGCCCAGACACACCAGCACTGATCCAACTAAAAACTCTGCGGCACCGACGATGACTGCGGCTGTTTGACTGTCCACCATGTACTCTCCGTTAGGCTACTTTTAAACTTTTTAGACGATCTGCAGCATAGCTGGCTGCAAATGCTCGAGGCTTGACCATGGGCATGACATTACAGGTGCCTCGTATATATCCAACGGCTTCGTTGATCACACAGCTAGATCCATGCAGTTCGTTGGGATTGATGTCGAGATGCACTTCTAATTCACGATCCTCCAGTACATCGTGCAGTTTTTGGTATAGTTCTGCAATTTTATAAACTTCGTTCATGAGTCGCATGCGCGGACGATCTTTGCGATGTTCATAGTCGCGTTCGCGCTGCACTTCGCCGAAGATCTTGCAGCCATTGTTGCCGTTGATGTGCACCACAATAGCCAGAGTATAGTCTGCGTACCAGTCCCGGCCGATTTGAAATCTATCGCTGTCGCCGCCGATGTAGATTTTAGTGGCCGGAGTCTGAGCTTCGATGAAACATCGTACCTGTTCAATGTCAATTTTTCGCATTGCCGTTTTCGCAGAAGTTGGCCTCGATGCACGGACTCGAACCGCGACAAGCAGTTTTGGAGACTGCCGTGCTGCCATTACACCACACCGAGGTATTACCGTTTTTGTTCATCTATAAATTTTTCCAGAGCATCGGTCACACAATCTTCGGTGCTCAGTACATCTTGATAGTCGCTGGGACGTCGTTTAAAAATTGCGTCCCAGTTATTGGCAAACGTCTCTGCATCCACACTCAGTGGTCGCGGTGCGCTGCCTTTGCCTCCGTTGCTCATAGGTTTATCTATCTCAGAGATTTTTGTGTATCATTATTAAAAGAATTATCACCATGACTAGTACTGATATTGCCCCATCATGGTTCTCCTTTGGTTAATTGGGGTGTCCAACGGGTACCGACCCCGTACCTACTCTTTCACAGAGAGCAATGCTACCACTACACCATGGACACCATTGGCCGGTCCGGAGAGATTCGAACTCCCGACAGCTGGTTTCGAAGACCAGAACTCTTCCGCTGAGCTACGGACCGGTATTACATTGTAGGACCATTGCCATTTTGAAACCCCACGCTACCGCCTTCTTCTTTGATTCGTTTAACGACATCTTCAAATAAAACCGGACGATAGTCATAGTGTTCCACGCACACACAATGATAACGTGGATCAATCGCACCATCTTTCTTTACTCTATTGTAGTGAAGATGTCCATGAATATTGGTACCGAAACGACCCAGACTTTCTTCGTGAACCGGAATATGACTGAGTATCATTCCGTTCATTACATGATAGCCTCGCACATCGCGAAAATATTCCGTATATTCTTCGAGCCGAAAAATGTCGTGATTGCCTTTGATCAAGACCTTGTCGCCATTGAGTCTGGACAGGGTTTTAAGAGCCTTGCGGTTGATCACCACATCGCCAAGATGATAAACCTTGTCGTTGGGGCGCACGGTTTCGTTCCAACGCTGCACCATGGCTTCGTCCATCTCTGCGGCATCATCCCAGGGACGAAGCTTGGTGCCATCGTCGCGCAGGAAACGGCATACGCCGCTGTGACCAAAATGTGTATCGCTGACTAAAAATACTGCGGGCATGATTAACTCCTAAGGTATTACTATACTAGCAGCTTTGCAGCCTGCTGTCAAGCCTGGTGGGCCGGGAGAGACTCGAACTCTCTGTCCCCCGATTATGAGTCGGACGCATATACCAATTATGCTTCCGGCCCGTGGTGCATTGTGCTGGATTCGAACCAACGACCCCCGCGTTATCAACACGGTGCTCTAACCAACTGAGCTAACAATGCAAACTGGTGCCGGCTGCAGGACTCGAACCCACCACCTGATGATTACAAATCACCTGCTCTACCTGATGAGCTAAACCGGCTTGTTGGAGCGGGCGAAGAGATTCGAACTCTCGACAATCTGCTTGGAAGGCAGACGCTCTACCAACTGAGCTACACCCGCAAAATTGGCTGACCAGGTAGGGCTCGAACCTACGACATCGGCATTAACAGTGCCGCGCAACTACCAACTGTGCTACTGGTCAATGTTACTTGTTGGAGACGCAGATATCACCTTTGAACAGGTATACATTGCTGTCGATGCGAGCCTGCTCGAACAGCTGGTTCTCTATGCAGACATAGGGATCCTTGTAGTTCAAAAAGTAATAGTATGCTCCATAACCCACGCCTGCCAGAATCAGCAAGATGGGTATGTACTTGATATACTGCACAATGCCAGGCATCATGTTCAGTATCTGTGGCAGGAATTTAAGTAGATCCTTCATGCCACTATTTATTGGTGGAGACGGTGGGATTCGAACCCACGGACCGACTTTCGTCAATCGACGGTTTAGCAAACCGCTGCCTTCGGCCACTCAGCCACGTCTCCAATGCTGGTTGCGGGTGTGGGATTCGAACCACACGATTTCTGGCTTATGAGACCAGCGAGGACGACCTCTCCTCCAACCCGCAATTGTCTGGCGGTCCTAGGGGGTAACGATCCCCACTCTTCTGGCGTGACAAGCCAGCGTGCGTCCGTGAACACTTTAGGACCAAATTTATATGGCAACCGCTACCCAGCAGATCGTGCTGGTATCACAGTTAGTTGGGTCACCATATTGAAGCACACTAGGGGATTCGAACCGCCTCACTGTCGGCATCGGACAGCATTACCACCCGTCGTGCGCCCTTCGGCTTAGTGTGCTTCAATATGGTGGGTGCTCTCCGATTCGAACAGAGAAGGTCTGAGACAACAGATTTACAGTCTGCCCCCGATACCATTACGGGACTAAGCACCCAAGCCTGGAGTTGGTGACAGGATTCGAACCTGCATGAAACGGATTTGCAGTCCGTGGCCTAACCATTCAGCTACACACCAACATGGTAGGGGATACAGGACTCGAACCTGTGCATGTCGGAATCAAAATCCGATGCCTTACCAACTTGGCGAATCCCCAATAAAACCATATTGAAGCACACTACTCTCTTTTTGGTCGCTGCCGCGGAACAGCATCGCAGTGTGCTTCAATATGGTGTCTGTCGTTTACACAGACCACCGAATCCCGATCCTCCCCTCGTGCAACCTTGGGTACATATCACGGTGTTTGCAACCATATAGAAACACACTAATGAACCAGCCTGACGCAGCCGTACGCTTGGCAAATCGTTTCCAATTTGTTTATCGCTTTTCTTGGTACTCTGTATGTTCAGGATTCCGCAGTCCTCAATGCAATTGCTTGCAAGGGCAACCAATGTGTTTTTATATGGTGCACCGTAGGGGTTACGATCCCCTCTAGCCGCCTTGAAAGGGCGGTGACCTCACCAGATGTCTAACGGTGCATCGGTACCAAATTTTTAATGAACATCAACTACCATACTGCTATTCTAGCACCACCTGAGCGTCGTGTCAAGCAGTTTTAACTACGAAATATTCCTACTATGTAGATCAACATCAGTCCAGCATTCACGCAAATTAAATTGGTGTCTTTGACTCGGATGCTCCAGATCAAATACAACAAGCTACCAAGATTCAACAAATACACATTCATGGGATCTATGCGCAAACTGGTGCACAGGGCACCACTGAGTGTGGCTGCTAACGCTGTCCATTTAATAATATCATTCACCATACCACTATTATAGCACCTTGACACTGCAAGTCAAGCATTGATTTACCGCAGCTAAGTCATTGATCTACAAGCATTTTTGGCGGAGGGCGGAGGAGTCGAACCCCATCCGCTGTGGGCAGAACCTGGTTTTCAAGGCCAGTCGCAGGACCATCCCCGCTGCATCACCCTCCAAGCAAAAACCCCAGATCTTTTGGATTCTGGGGTTTTTGGATAAACGTATAACTGTCGTGTACCTAAACCCTGAATCCTCCATCCCAGCGGGTATTCAAGCCGTATTGCTCCGAGTCTGAGCAACTTGGCTTAATTAATGCTGGCGTTATGGATATGAGTTGATGCACAATGACTCCTGATTGTTCTACATATATATCTTTTATTTCTAAGAAACCGCGATGTTCACAAAAATTATTTTACTGCTCGGATAATGTCCTGTGATTTAGCCAGAATCAACGGACTAAAAGCTGCCTTGTAATTGTTCAACAGATCATCTGCGGGATCAATCATAAAAATTACGTGCTGATTATTGATGATGAAATCTTTGTCGGCAGCATAGGGAACCCAGTGCGTGATGTTGATGTTGGCTCGGCTGGTTTCCGTGGGCTGGATCAGCACAATGCAGGGATTTTTAAGTTTGATGCCGGCCTCGTCATGTTCCACAATTTCGGCAATCAAGTCTTCACCGGTGGCCATGCGAATTAGTTTAACGTCCATGATGTCTCCATTAAGCGGGGCCGTTGCCGGCCCCGGTGTATTATTTGTCTTCGGTTAAGAACTGCTTGGCCTGGGCCTTGCCGCCTTCCTTGACTTCAATTTTCTTGGCTTTTTTATGTTCTGGAATCAATCGTTCCAGCGCAATTTTAAGCATGCCGTTGAACAGTTCTGCATCCTTGATTTCAATGTGATCATTGATGGCAAAGGTGCGAGTGAAGTTGCGGGCTGCTATGCCTTTGAAAATGTACTCACCGTTGTCGTCTTCCTTGGCGTTGCCTTTGACGACAAGTTTATCATCCATGAATTCAATTTCAATGTCCTGCCGAGCAAATCCAGCCAAGGCCATTTCAATGACATAGGTATTGTCACCGGTCTTGCGAATATTGCAGGGTGGATAGTTGGGAATGTTTTTGGTGACATCGTCGTGCAACTTGGCCAGACGATTGAAGTGATCATCGAATCCAACAAAAAACTTCTCAACATCTTTGAACACTGACGCAGGGTTGAGGTTATGGTCTAGTGCGAATGCTTTCATGCTAATCTCCTTGTTAAGCGAGGTAAAAATAAATGCTGCCCCGAAGGCGCAGCGGTTTGCCGCTTACGATTGCGGCGACAGTCTAACGTGCTGTCCGGTCAGACCGCAAACGAGAGCAGGCCTGCAGTACGTCCCATCCCGAGGGGAAATCAGTCTAGGTCGCCACCTTCAGAAGTCACCAGATCCTCAAGATCCTGGCGAAGTCGGTCGCGACTGTTTACGTTGCGCTGATCCTCTGGCACCTGCGGCAGGCTCTGCGCACGAATTTTTTCAATGAGTTGCGCTACGGACTCGTAGGGCAGTTTAGCCAAAGCCAGCAAAATGGCATTGGTTTCATTGATGCTTAGATTTAATATAATTTCATCTGGTCTCATTCTTTATATCCTCTTTTCTTGCCAATGTTGTATTTGGTCTGAAGATTCCACTGCTGCTTTTCTTCGTAGTTAAGAATTTTGATTTGACTCAACGGAGCCTGATCCTCAAACTTCTCTGAATTATATATCGTGACCAGACCCCAGTCCGCCAATAATTTTGCTATGCTGTTGCGACGCTGAATATCGTTCTTGCTTAAATCAGCGGCCTTGCCGTCGAGGGCAAACAGCTCTTTGAAATGTACAATGAAGTAATGTCCTTGTTTATGCAGGATATGACAGCTCTGATACAGGGTATTGTCGCGGCGACTGGCCACACCAATGCGGGTCAGCGTCTCACGAACCTTTAAAAAATCGTCGGGCTGATTGAGTTTGACCTCCAATGGAGCATAGTCAAACGGCAAATCTAACTTAAAAAAATCATTCATGTAACCACCCTTGTCTACGGGGCAGTTATCCACCCCGATTCAATCTGGACTTTATTGTTTTGAGCTGGGTGTCAGACAACAGAGGCAATACTTGACGAGCCTTTTCTTTGCTGTAGCCATAGTATTCCTGGATGCTATCCAACACTTCAACCGTTTCGTATTTTAACCACTTGTTGTACCGCTTGCGTGGTCTAATGGTATTTATAAGAAAATCGAATTGGAGAAGTCGATCCAGGTGAGGGCGACTGTTCATTTCATTGGCATAGATCGCCGTGTCGGCACCGAAGCTCAGTCCGCGATTGATGATGTAGGGATTGTACTGTTTCTCACTCCACTCATCCACAATCAGTGGTTCCTTGCTGTGATGAATAGCGTTGATGAATTCAAAAGGACTGATGCTGGGTTTCTTCCAGACTTCTTCCTTCTGCGGGGCTTCAACTTCATAACCCAGTGCATTTTTCATTCTAAAAAATCCTCGGCTTCTTCGTCGGTCAGGGGTCGTTGTATGATGGTGAACAGCAAGGGCGTGCCGTCGGGTCCGCGGCGCAGCAAGAGCTGGCGAAGAAACTTTTCGCCCTGCCGTTGCCAGATCGGCGAATTGAGTATGGTAAAGCCACAATCATCGGCCAATTTTTTAATGTGATCGTTCATGTCAGCATCCTTAGCAAGCCCATGGTGTCGATGCTTACCAGCAGGAGGTAGTTAGCCAGCATGCCAAAAGATTTCCTAGTATAACTAGCCCAAGCGTAGATGCCACAACCAGTGATCCACACAGGATAAAGAACCAAGAGGGGAGGTGTTGGTACGGTAAGTGCCATTGTAACAGCACACCCAATACTAATGCCCCAAGCAAAAAGCTCGGCGATAAAGCGAATACGATGGCTATGATAGTCACGACGAATCCAATCAAAAATGTCACACAGAATGTTGTTCACAGATTTTGGGCCCAGTTGGGGCCTACATAATAGTCTAACACCTTTTCCATGCCAGTCAATAGATTTCTATAATAATCAATGTCGCGTTGTATGCCGTCGCTGCGATGTTCAATGCGCTCCAAACGACAAATATCGTCAATCATTGACCGATAATCACCCAACAAACGCGCGCGAAGCAACCCATCAAAAGTTTCATCATCAATATCAATCAGCATCATCTACTCCAAAGTGGGTTTTAATCATACAAATTTCTGCGTGAGCCGTCATGCGATGCAGGAACCCTGGCCGAAGATTGTATTCATTTTTAGCGATTAGATCGCAAATTTCCGCAACAATGCGATTTCCGTAGCGTTGCAACACCATCTCATCCCAGCCATCCGGCGTGCCCTGACTGTACAAACCTTCTTCATAGGCAATGTTTAGCAGGGGTGTCATTTAAACTCGCAGGCTGCCATGATTTCTGTGAGGCATGCCACCAGGTTGATTTCCTGATCGGCCACAAAGGCTGACTTATATTGATAGTCGGCCAGCAGCAGAATCAACTGCGGAACCTGCTTGACATGATCTGTCAACTGTTCATAGAGACGACGGAAGATGGTCTGTGGATCGCTGTCCTGATTGTTCACTACCCAGCTGCGCATCTTCTTGAAGTCTTTTTCTCGCAGAGCTTCTATGAGCTCCTTCAAATTGACTTCCGACAAACTGCTCAGCACACCTTCGTCAATCACACCGCCACTGCTGTAGCGCTGCAGTTCATTGAGGATGCGTCGATAGTCTGGGAAAAAGCGTTCAACGAGTCGAGCCACACTCTTGGCATCGGCGGTAATACCTTCAGCTTCAAGTATCTCCATGGCGCGGCGATGAAACTGTGCAGCAATGCGAGGACGATCCGACTTGGCCATTTTAAATTCAATGACTGTGGTTCGACTATGCAGAGGCGCAATGATGCGGTGCTTGAAGTTGCAGGTAAAGATGAAACGACAATTTTTACTGAACTCTTCGATGAAGCCGCGTAGGGCTGGCTGGGTACTGTTGGGATTGAGATAGTCAGCCTCGTCGAGGATCACTACCTTGATCTTACCACTGAAACTAACCGAGCTCGCAAAGTTACGGATCTTGGTGCGCAGCATGTCAATGCCGCTTTCTTCAGATCCGTTGATGACAATGTAGTCACAACCTAGCTGTTCACACAGTGCGCGAGCCACTGTGGTCTTGCCCATGCCGGCGCCGCCGCACAACAGCATGTTGGGTATTTCATCCTTTTCAAGAAACTGATTGAATACTGCGCGCTGATCGTCGGGCAGAATGCAATCATCGATGCTGCGAGGACGATAGCGTTCTACCCAGAGAAATTCATCGGCCTTACTGTGCATTGTTGCTCCGCAGTTGATTTTTAGATACAAGTTCACTGACTTCGGCATCGTACTTGTGCTGAACTTCCAGCTGCATACCTATGGCTCGCAGCCAGGTATTGAGATTTTCGCGCAGGCCATTATGGTCGGCATTCTCAAAACTAACATCGACGTCCAGTTCAGTATTGCCGTTGTGTTCGTTGCTTTTTGTGTAGTGTAGACGAAATTGTGTGGACATATTATACCTCGCTCGCAGGTTCCAGAGCCAGCCAATAGGCCAGATCCTTGGTGGCATGCTTGAAGTGCAGGAACTTCAATTTACTGAGAGTGATGTGATAGGCATCGGGAATGAGCTTGAGTCGCTCCACCGGCAGGATGCAGTTAAAGGTATGTTCACTGGTGCCTACTGTGCGAGTATAGTTGTTGCTGTTGGGGGTGGTGCTATCACCCATGGTCAAGGTTACCTGACCCTGCACACTCTTGAGGATGACATTTTTTGCCGATGTGATGGCTGCTGCCTTGCTTAGCATTTCCACTTCAGCCTTGGTGATGTCAAACTCAAAATGCGGCTCCACAGGAATGTTCTTGCCGGCTTCGGGCGCCACAATCACAGTGGGTTCGGCATAGTAGTATTCAAACTTGCCGCCGTCTTTGCTCACCGTAAGGCTGCGATCGCCGAAGTCAATGTCCTGATCTTCCATCAGAGTAATCAGAGCCAGGAAGCTGTTGAGATCATAGATGTTGAACTCACGCGGAAAAGTTTCTGTAACAGTGGCTCGCACAAATACGTCCTTGCCGGGACTGATGGTGCTGATCAGCGATCCAGGATGGATGCGAACATTTTGGTTGATGGTGGCAAAGTTCTTTAGAACGTTGATGGTGTCAGTACTAAGTTTCATTGGTTTCACTCCTTGGGTGGGTTCGTTGAGTCATGCACATGCAGGGCTATCAATGCATAGTGTAGCACTTTCAGCAGATCCTGTCGATTGTTTCCGTCTTTTTTTCCGTAGCGTTGCGCATATTTCATGACATTGCCCAGAGCAAAGCCCATGCCGTGTCCGCTGTCGATGATGAATTCCGTGGCCTGAAATTTGTTCTGTGCATAGTGCTGTGTATAGGTACGATCAACATATTGCCGAAATTGAGCCAGCAGTTTGTCTTCGTTGAACTTATAGTTAGGTCGGAAAATATCTTCCTTGGGCAGATCTTTTTCGAGCTGACGCACAGTCTCACTCTTGATTTGCCGCACTGGTGTGGCATCTGCCAGATAATCATACTGTGAAGTATCGCCGACCTTCCAGCTATGTTCTCGTTCGTGCATGTTTACTCCTTGAATAAAAAAGGAGAGTGGCATCTAGCACACTCTCCAAGCCCCTGAGGAGGGTTAAAACGGAACTTCTTCGGTGGGGGCTGGAGTTACTGCCACTTCGGGCTTGGCTTCGTCCACCACCGGAGCATCAACCTTGCTGTAGAGATCCAGGAAGGCTGCCTTGGTCTCAGTGTCAAATCTATTGATGCAGAGCTCAATGGCCTTGTTGCGATCATTGAACATGGCAAAGGCCTTGGTGATGTGCAGCAGTCTGCGAGTGCTGATCAATTCATCCACGCCGCCTTCTTCAAAAGTTCGACGAATAATTTCTGCCCAGCTCACTAGTTTCTCAATAAAGTCTTCGTCCAGACAATTCAGTTCCTGCATCTTCAAAGTCAGGATCTTTTTCTCAATCTTGTTGCCAGGGAAATTCTGTTCCACGGTAATGGCAAAGCGTTCCAGAAATGCTTCGTCGATGATCTGAGCAGCAATGAAGCGACCATCGTCAGTGCCCTTGCCTTTGGTGTTGGCAGTGGCCACGATGTTGAAGCCCGGCGCCGGATGCACAATTTCACCGGTCTTCTTATTCATATAAGGCTTGCCTTCCATGATGGCCTGCAGGCACATCAGTTTATTGCTGCCGCGATCACATTCGTCGATCAACAGGATGGCACCGCGTTTCATGGCAGTCAATACTGGACCTTCGCGGTACACAATATTGCCATCAATCAAGGTATTGCCGCCGATGAGATCATCTTCATCGGTTTCAATGCTGATGTTGACTCGGAGACATTCACGTTTGAGTTCTGCACAAACCTGTTCCACCATGGTGGTTTTGCCGTTGCCGCTGAGGCCGGTAATAAACACCGGATAGAAGATTTTACTGGCCAGGATCTTTTTAAGATCTCTATGGAAGCCAAAGGATACGTAGTTCTGATCTATGAGCGGTACTGTGTCGTCCAAGATCGTCTCCATTTTTTTCTGCCTCACCAAGGACACCACCTGCGCAGCCAGCGCCAGGGCAGGTTCTGCTACGGCTGTGGCAGCCGTATTTCTGGGCAGCAATGATTCAAGATCATACATGCCTCGACCAGACTTCAGTGCTGGACTGTCGATGATGAATCGGGGATAGGGCAGCGATTGACGATTGGCTTCTTCGATGATTTCGCCGCGGCTTACTGCGGTTCCAAACCCCGCAAATAGATGCTGTACAAAGGCTGCTTTCTGGGTTTCAGTCCACTTGCTCATAATAATTCCTCCTCAGGATTTAACTTACATATACCATTCTAACACCACGATGCTAGAAGTCAAGCCTTTTATGCCACCATGGCAATGAATTTACCCAGCAGTACGCGGCTGCTTTTCTTATTGTTCTGTAGCTTGGAAAAAGCTCGTTCGATGCTTCGCACCGAAGCGTTCTCCTCAACCTCAATTTCATTTTCGCTGACCGACAGACTTTGCCCACCTTTGACCAAATAGTGTTCGGCATAGCCCTGATCATGACTCACCACCATGCCGTGGCGACGCAGTTCGCTGCAGCGTTTGATTAAATCCGATTCAATTTCTGGGATGTCCTGTCGATCAAACAAAGCCTGGCGCACCACACTGCGACTTGATTCGGCCACAATATGAAAACCAATAATATTGGCACCAGTGATGTCCTGCACAAATCGAATTAAACCACGCGTGCCGTGACGATCATGTCGAGGTATCTGCACGCTCTTCTTGGTCTCCACATCAATGATGTTGACATTACTGTGCTTTGGATGCGCCATGGGGTGATAATTTACATAGCGCTCAGTGGTTTCTGTAACCGTGGCAATGCGCAGCGATGTGTCGCTTTGACCATCGGTCAGCACCACCATGTTGATGATTTCTGCGGCTGTGCGTTTTTTAAACCGACTATACACATCAGGCAACATCATGATGGCATCGTTCAGCGGTGTGCCATTGAGGCGCTCATTGTCAGGCAACCAACCAAGGAAGGTAGTGTCCTGTCGTTTCCAGCGTGGTCCACCGTTGCGGCCCCAGGCATTGTGCAGCATCACCATGTTGCTGATCTGTTGCTTAAATTCTGTGCTGCTCATGGTGTCGCTGAAATACTGACGCAGTTTGAAAAATTTATCACTAATCATCAAATCATCGGTGTGATATTTGGCAGTAATTCTGTCGTAACGATTGCAGATCACATCATAGTCTTCATGCCCCAGATTGGTGAAACCATAGACTTCAAATTTGATGTTGACTTTGCGACAGAACTGCACCAGCACCAGCATTTGTTCAATCACTGGACCCATGTTCTCGCTCATGCTGCCGCTCATGTCATACATCATGATCATGCCATGATTTTTACCATTGGGCAAGGCAGTGAATCGACGAAAAATATCTTCGCTGAGTTGGTAATTAAAAACTTTCTTCATGTCAATTTCACCGCTCTTGGCTATGCGAGCACGAGTTTGTTGCTGAGCCGAGCGGCGCATCTCAAACTGCTGCACCAGAAAGTTTACATAACGATCGTTCTTTTCACGGAAGTCACGCAGCACCTGCGCACGCTGTGCTTCTTGTTCCGGCAAAAACACAGAAATTTCCGACATGACCTGAGCATAGGGCTCAATGACTTCCCGACTATCCTGGCCACGGAAATAATAATTGCAGTACGGCAGACATGCAGTATCCAGCAGTTCGGTTTCTTTGCTGCGGAAGGCAGCGTCGGTCTCAGCCACCGGCTCTTCATCCTGAGTGTCTTCTTGTTCCGGGCCTGTGGGCATCTGCTCCGACATGCGTTCCTGAAGATCGTCATACTCTGCTTCTTCTTCGCCGTCTTCTTCGGTGAGTCGGCTGCGCAGATCGCCATACTGTTCGGCCATTTCTTCGGCTTCTTTTTTCTTTTCTTCGAGTTCTTGTTTGCAGTGATCAAACAGATCCTGAGCCAGCTGCTGCACATCTTCCCAGGTATCCAGTGCGTGCATGCGGTCAATCCACACTGTTTCTGAACCTTGGAAAGGTACACGCAGTTGACTGCCGACCTTGAAGTGCAGGTTCAGCCGATCAATGAGCAGCATTTCACCGAGGTCCTTGCCGGCCAGACCAAAAAAGTCGCGATCCAGCAGTTGCTGATAGGCAGCATAAAAACTTGGACGCAGTCCGGGAAATTTATTCTTGATGCGTTTTTCTATGCGAGCATCTTCTACAATGTTCAGGA